GTATCTTCTTTTCAGCTTCATCAATACGCTTGAAGTACTCTTCAACCGTTTGATGCAAAAGATCTAACACGTCAGTATCTTTATCTTTTGGATCTCTTTTGTCGGGATATTGTTCAGAGATATTTCTTATTATGTCTACTGAATCATTATAGAATCCACCAAAAGTAGCATATGCCCTAGCGCGATCTTCAAACACGTTTTGATCAATAAGGATTTGCATGAGAGTAATACGTCCAGCAAGCATCCCATAAGTGAACGAAAGGCACTCTATGTTATTTCGTAAGTTTCCATGATCCTTTGTGCAATAGTTAACTTTTATAAAAGGAGAAGTTATTGTCTTCATTCTTTTCCTATTTTATTTAATTCTTTTCTAAGAAGACCATTGTCGGCAGGCCATGAACTATCGCTCAGGTTTTTTACTATCTTTGATGCTTCTGAAGGCTTAGGAGGCAATTCCATCCAATGAGTTGGCCGAGCGCCCGGCAAGCTATACCATATAATATTTTGGGGATAGGGCTTTCCCATAGAGTAATCTTCTTGTCTATCCCAAGAAGTGGTATCTGCTAGCATGCTAATTGCTTGCCAATCTCCCTCACAAATAAGCACTTCTTTTCCTAATTCTGGCAATCTTTCGTTTACTGATATCCAGTTCATTTTTGTTCCTTATCTTTTTCTAATTCAAAAAGCTCACTCATAAGTCTTTTATGAAACCCCTCTGGTGATTCACTGGCTCCCTTTACAACTTCCTTCCAAGCTCTTTCGGGATACTTACACCAAAAACATGCATCCGATTGTGTAGTATTTTCATGAGACCAGGCACCATGCTTGCATTGAATTAACTTCATCATGAAACAGACATGTTTTGAATGGTTTCTATGAGCCGCATTTCTACAGACTTTAGCTCAGACTTTAGTGCTTCTACAGTATTGAGAGTTGTCCTTGTGGTATCCGTACGGGTGAGATTGCTATTCATATACCCATGTTCTTGAAGGAATAGTAGGTTAATCTCCAAGTGATGCAGCTCATTCATAAGGCCATATCTCTCATCAGACTTCCCTCTTCTATCCCAATATTTAACAGTATTTTCCATGTCGCTCCAGCGTTTTAATGTTATGTAATACCAACTAACAACAACTATACATAGACAATATACTAATGTCAAGATATAATTATGTATAGATAGATAATGTATAAACAAAGAGATATTTATGGCACATGATTTAATTGGCAATAAGTTTGGTACCTGGACGGTGCTTGAACAGCTCTCAGAAAGAAGAGGAACTTCTTTAGTCTTTAAGTGCCAGTGTGAATGTGGAACCATCTGTAATCAAACAAGTAATATTCTCACCAGCGGTAAATCATCCAAGTGCCAGAAATGCTACAAAGATGCCCTACAGCGAGACGCTTTAAGTCTGATAGGGAATAAGTACTCATCATGGACAGTCGTTGCGCTGCTTGAGGAAAAGGGCCCTAAAGGAGCGTCTCTTTATTCGGTGCGCTGTGACTGTGGAAACATGAGCAAAAGAGTGCGCAACCAACTGAAAGATAAGAAGTCCTGTCGTGAGTGTTTTTATCGCAGGAAAATTAAGATATGTGGAGAATGTTTATGCAAAGGACATAAAGATATTGATTGGGATAATAATGAATGTGAGTTAATGGGATATTGTAAGTATTGTGATAAATAACTTGCCAAGAAGCTATAGAAGCGTATATTACTGATGTCCTGAAGAAAAGGGACAGCAGAATCTAGTACAAAAGAAAACCCCGGGAGTATCTAGCACCCGAGGTTAACGTAATTTTAACAATCCTACACCGGTTCAGAATCAGGAAGGAATTGTCTTTGGTATAACATCACAGTAAAGGGGATGAGCCACAATGAAAGTAATGTTATGAACAACAATAAACTAAGACATTCAACATGTCAAGAGATAAAAGAATATATAAAGCTTAATCCCGTTAAGGGTTTGCAGGATATATTGACAAAGAGAGAACTCGAAACCTTCAAAAAGGTTCAAGAGCTGCACCATAGAAGCCGCGGAATGCGGTATCCATTAGAGTATCTTGCTGTAGCAGTAGGATATTCAAGAGCAACAGTAAAAAGACATCTAGCAAAATTTGTAGAACTGGGGCTTATGGAAAAAACTGTACGCACCCGCTATGAAACAAGTATTTATAAGTTTTGGGAGTTTCTTACTCGCAAGACTACCATCAAACTATTGCAGGTAATGTTCATAACTTTTATGGCAATAACTGAGCCAATAAAAAGTGACCCACTCTTAATATCTTATGAATTAATTTTATTTAACCAGTCCAATTCTTCGGCGCCAGCCACACCAAACTTGCAACCGCTACGCCACTCGCCGGCCTCGACATGGCTGTCTCAGCACTTTGAGTGGCAAATTGGAGAAATTGGAGTGGATGGTGAAGAAAAAAGAACTAAGAACCTAAAACGGGATAGAGCGAGCTTCTTCGCTCTCTTGGAAGCGCCAGGAAAGGGCAGAGTAATGTTAGACCAACTTAATGAAGCACAAAGCGCTGAAGTAGCAGCTGCACCAAGCAGCGTATACTCAGCGGCACTCAAGGAGTTCACACGAGAGCTCAACTCTGGCAAGAGAATATCCTCTCAGCCATCTTTTTTTATGAGTATATTTAGGCGCCATGCCATGTCCAATTTATCCAATTCGTACCAAAGACCCAAACAAGGTCCACGTGCCGAATGGATACCACCAGTTATCAGAGTACAAGAGACTGACTTTGAATTTTTCTGCAACGTAGAAAAGGCTATTCATGCCAAAGCATTAGCGCAAACACTGGATCCTCATTTCTTTGAGTTCTTTGTGAATCCCAAAGAAAATGTAGTTACTCTCGAAGAATATGAGATAGGAATGTCTGTTCACCAAGGATGTCAGTGTCGAGCCAGAAGAAAACAAAATATCCAACTTATAGAATCTTTGCAGGATATAGCCAATAGATTGCCAACGAAAAGAGAAATGAATCCAAAAGAAGACTTGCGCAGTGATTTTGATAGAGTTAAGCCTTACGAGAAGGCCCCAATATTAGATTACGAGGAGTATGATGAAATATTTGATTAGCTCATTGTTTATTACCCTACTTTTTCCCTTTTATGTGTTTTCTATGGATGCGTTAAAGGCCAAAGCCTACGGGATAACGTTGCCGACAAGCACATTAGCTACAGAAGTACTTAATGTTCCGCCAACACCAAAGCCATTAGCACTTGTAGTTGCTCAAGAATCTACGCCATTAGTGATACCTACTCCCCCACGACAATCTATCTCAACGATAACACCACCACCTACTGATGATGCAGTACAGATATCTCAGCAGCAAGAGATTACTAAAAGGACACTTGCCCTTTATTCAGCATGCTCAGCAGTAGCAGGAGCAGCTATAACTGCAATAGTAACTCTGGTAGTAAAGCTAGAAAATTGTAACTAAGGACTCATATGTCTCAAGTTTATGTAATACCTGGCAAACCAGTTGCTTGGGCTCGTCCTAAATATGGCAAAGGACATTCTTATGATTCTCAAGCATCTCTTAAGAAAGACATGCGATTACTCTTATTAGCTCAATTTGGTGATATGCATAAACTACACATAGATTCTATACAGATTCTTATAAACTTTTTTATGCCTATGCCTACATCACTTTCTATGATTAAGAAGAAAGAACTTGTAGGAAAACCTCATCGTAAGCGCCCAGATTTGGACAATCTCACTAAGCTCATTTTGGATGCTTGCCAAGGAGTATTATTTTATGATGACTGTCAGATATTCTCAATGCATGTAAGAAAAATATGGGACTGGGAAGGTAAAACAACGATCCAGATAGTAGATTCACTTTAAAAGGAGGATAATTAATTATTATGTCAAAACAGGAAATTCCTAAATCTTCCAATACTAGCATGCAAGAAAATAAAGTAGTTAAAAGTGAGAAGAGTGCAAGAAAGACTTCCAGAGCAGTTTTGCAGCAACAACAGGATATGATTGGACGTAAATTCGGATCTTGGACAGTTATAAGTTTATTCCCTGGTGAATTCCATAATACGAGATATTATTGCAAATGTTCATGTGGCACGGAAAAGGATGTTTGTGGTGTAAGCCTGCGAAGAGGCCTTTCATTAAGATGTGCAAAGTGTAAGCATAGAAATAAAATAAAACATGGAATGGCACATACTAAAATTTATGCTTCTTGGTGTGCCATGATAAAACGTTGTAATAATCCTAATGCGACTCAATATAAAGACTATGGCGGTCGTGGCATTAAGGTTTGCGATAGATGGCTTAAATTTGATAACTTTTACGAAGACATGGGCGACAGACCAAAAGGGTTTCAGATAGATAGGATCGATAATGACCTTGGTTATAGCAAAGAAAACTGTCAATGGGTTACGCCAAAAGAAAACTCAAACAACAGAAGAAAAAGGAAAAAAGAGACCAATTAAATCCTTCGCCGAAGAATACTATAGAGAAATGCATACACTTAGATTGTCTCCTGTTTCAGAGAGTTATATTACGCAATTTGCCCTTGAATGGATTACTGCGGTAATGGCTGATGAAGATATAGTGACTATTAATAGATATCCACTTCTTAAAGGTATACAACTTGGAACTTTAGACCGTTGGTGTAAACGTGTTCCTGAGCTTCAAGAAACATATAAGCATATAGTTGATCTTATTGGTGAACGCAGAGAGCATCTCGCCCTACATAATAAAATAAACGCTACGGTGTTTTTAAAAGGACAGCATATGTATGACAAGGCATGGCAAGCTTCCGAAGAATGGCGGGCAAATTTGGCTGCTAAAGTAAATGGTACAGCCAATGAGCTACGCATTGTTGAGATGCCTACATTTCCTAGAGTTAAAGAAGTTCCTGAAAGGAAAGAAGATGTGTGACAATGAAGGATGCATAAATTTAGGGTTGCGGACAAAGGATCTTGAAGAAGATGTTTCTATGCTAAAACAGGCTATGAAGCAAGTTTATGATATTGATAGGTATTATCCTGAATATGATGATAAAACTTATGCCGAGAGAGTTGATAATCTCAATAAAGAAGTGGGTAATTGGAAGTTTGATTGCTGGAAGAACAATGAACGGGCAATACATGCTTGTAATGAGAATGATATGAGATTGCAGCGTCTTTCTGAGATCATGGAAAATCAAAGTACTGAACTTAGGGTTATTGGTTCTCGACTGAGACAAATGGCAAGAGAAAGGAAAGAAGATGTGTGATACCAAATGCTGCAGAGATACTATTAAGCTTTATCAAGATTCGGTAAAGAAGATTGTTGAGCATGATGAAAAAGTTAAACAAGCATTCGATCAAGTTAAGGATTTATCAGCGGGACTCGTTATGCAATTGCAGAAAGAGCTTAAAGAAACTAATGCTCGAGTCAAAGCATTAGAAGAACGGCCGACTATTATTGATAACAGTATTAACTTTTAAGGAGTAGCGATGTGTAACGAAGAGAGAATAAAAGAATTAGAGAAGAAGTATCGTGAATTAGAATACACCATTCAAGCAGAAGGATCAGGTCTTAATGCTGTATGGAGCCAAATTCAAGAGATTGAAGATGACATTCATGATCATGTTGGTATAGCAAAAGAGAAGTTCAGGGTATTGAATGCCAGAGTAGACTCATTGACTGAAGTGAATTCCAATCACTTGAAGAATGATTCGAAGGCAATTATGGCACGCCTTGAGATGCTTGAAGCTAGATTTGAAAGACTAAGCAAAGACAAGTCCACTGATCCATACCAATATAAACCAAGACACCAAATATGCTTTAGAACCAAAGAAAAGGTAGTTGATGGAGCATGGAAGCACATATGCAATAACGATGCTACTAAGCCATGTATTGTTGCTCTGACTGAACAACTAACTGATGAGCAGAAGTATGGCCCTCTTGCTAAATTCTATTGCAAATGAATCAATGCAATAAATGCCATAAGCGTATTGATGTTTGGTGGCACAATAAAAGGGCTAAGATGGACTTTTGTGATGGATGTTATGAAGAATTTATAGCGCGTTGTCCTAAACTTGAGTATGAATGGTACTTGGATAAGTGTAAGCCCTATAAATATACTGCGTGCTGCGAGGAACATGAATGAACATAGAATGGAAGTGCTATGACCATGCAGAACCAACCAAATGGGATATAGAAACAAATCAGTATGAGTGTGATATCTGTAGACCAGGATGGTATCCAACTCAAGCTGATTTTGGACTAGGTTGTTGTAAAAAAAATAAGGATGACGATGAATGTAGAAACTCGTATTCGACTCGATAAGTTTGTTCCGAGACCATACCAACTTCCCATTATTGATGCTATTGAGAATAAGGGCTATAAAAGAGTGCTCGCTATTATGCCAAGAAGAGCAGGCAAGGACGTTGTAGCATTCAACTTGATGATACGCGCCGCTTTGAAGAAAGTAGGTGTTTATTACTACATTTTCCCTACCTACTCACAGGGCAAGAAGGTTATTTATGATTCAATAACTAATGCCGGAGAGAAATTTATTGATTACATTCCTCAAGAATTAGTTGCAGGGAGAAATGCTTCAGAACTTAAGATAACATTGGTCAACGATAGTATTATCCAAATAGTAGGATCTGATAACATTGACTCGCTTATGGGATCTAATCCTCAAGGAGTTGTTTACTCAGAGTGGGCTCTACAGAATGAGATTGCATGGACTATGATAAAGCCCATTTTGATAGCCAATAATGGTTGGGCTTTGTTTATATCCACGCCTCGTGGCAAGAACCATATGTATACAATGTACGAGATGGCTTTGCATTCTCCTGATTGGCATGTCTTGAAGCTTTCAGTTGAAGATACTCAGCACATATCCTTGGCTGATATTGAGAAAGAGCGCCAAGAAGGTACGATGAGTGACGACCTAATCCAACAGGAATTTTATTGCAGTTTTACCATAGGAATCGAAGGTTCCTTCTATGCCCGCTACATCGATAGAATGAGGCTTAAGGGCCAAATTGGTAACACTCCTTGGGAATCGGCATTTCCTGTTTATACCTGCTGGGACATAGGAGTTAGAGACTCTACTTGTATTATATTCTTTCAGATTATTGGCATGACAATACGGATAATAGACTGTTATGAGAAGAGTAAAGAAGGACTTGAGCACTATGCCAAGGTGTTAAACTCAAAGCCATATCAATACGGCAAGCATATTGCCCCTCACGACATAGCAGTTAAGGAGTGGGGTTCTGGTATGACTCGGATAGAAAAGGCCAAGCAATTGGGAATTACCTTTATAACCGCTGATAATATAAGCATAGAAGATGGCATCGAGTCAGTCCGTTCTGCTTTGAGTAAAGTTTGGATTGATGAAGTGGCCTGCGCACCATTAATTAAGGCGCTTGAGAATTATAGGCAGGAATATGACGCGACAAAAAAAGTTTACAAGACTTCTCCTTTACACGATTGGAGCTCCCATTTTGCTGACGCTATGCGTTATTTATGCATCTCGCTTGCTAAAACTCGCGATAGTTTATCTGCTGATGAGCTAGATCGTCGGTATAGAGAAGCAATGTACAGTGATGGCAATTATAACCTTCCAGGTCCATTTAGATGAACTTAGATTTGTTATCAAGTGGCGCACTGAATGTTGTTGATATTATTGGCAAACGCTTTGGTAGATGGACGGTGATTTCATATGCAGGCAAAGACAAATATCATAATAAATTGGTATTGGTTCAATGTGACTGTGGAACGCAGAAAGTTCATAGACTTTACAATGTAGAAGTTGGGGAGACGCATGAATGTATTACCTGCGCAAGAAAGAAGATAAAAGGTAGAAAGAATAATTATCCTAAAGATCGAAAGAGGAGATGCTAGAGTATGTTTTTATATTACTGCTTTGTAGTGGGTGCTGGTATTTTAATAAGTGGCTGCGGACAGAACCGGACAGACGACCAACAAGAAGAAACCAACCAGAGAACACTTACGAACTGCCGCGGATTGAATATAGTAAGACAGAGTCAGGCAAGATCGACTCAGGCCCAGACTACACGTACGACGTGCTCGACTCCTCGTTGTGTTCCTTCGTGTCACACACCTTCTATGGCACGGACAAGTGCGTCACGTGCAACAAGCAGTTGCCGGACAAGCCACGGGTGTCATCATTAAGCAAAGACACAATTAAGGCATTTGATGAGATATTATCAAGGCCTGGCATTGCGCATGCATTCGAATGCGATATAGTTAGTTGCCGAAAAGAAGTCTGTTATGTTTGGCAACCAGATAGAATTGTAGGAGAGCCATATAATGTACACATGAGATCTCGACATCCTGATAGTGAAGAATGTAAATGTTTTAACAAAGGAACAGAATGATATTAGAAATGTTTGGTGGATTGGTAACAGGATTGGCAGTAGTGATAGCTTGTTGGACTCTTTATGGTCGTCATGAAGATACTGAAGAATTCATGAGAACTTTAAATAGAGAAACTGATATGAGAGATAAGAAGATTCGAGATCTTTCAACTGAAGTAGAGGTTCTAAGAAAAGCTGACAATGCCATTATTGCTTCCCTTAAAGAAAGAAATGAGACACTGGAAAAGAGAGTTAAAGATAATATGGCATTGCGCATGACGCAAAGACAGGAAGAAGAGAGAAAAACTCAGGGCGTTCACACGGTAAATCCTATTGTTGTTGAACTTGAACCTTTTGGTAAGGGAACACAAGCTCTGGAAAAGCCTCAAGTTATTATGAATGAAAAAGGACTGAGTAAGCGTGAAAAAAAAATGCTCAGGCGATAGGATTGCCCAACACAAGAGATCTATAAGAAAGACTGCTAATCCACATTATGGACAAGAATATCCTTGGGAGAGCTCATATGCTGGCCAGAACACCACTGATGAGTTCATTGTGACAGAAGTGTATATAGAAACGGGTTCCGTATGCATAGACTGTAGGAAGGAACGATGTGGGCAATACCAAGAGGAAATTGAAGTACGGGGAATTGACTGATCACGTAACTCAATGGGCAGCATTCAGATTGGAAGATCTTCAAGAGATGGCAAGAGGACAGCAACCAAAGACACTTATAGCGATGGAATGCAAAAGATTGATTATGTTGATGGAGCCGATTGATCATGATGATGAAGATCTTATAAATTGGGCAAAGCAATATATTGACGAGTGGTCATCAAAACCACATAATTAACTCTGTAACTAGTTTCCAACACTACTATGTTACAACTCCTTTTTTTCCCTCAGGCGTCTCCAGCACCTGAGGGATTTTTATTTGATCTTCTTTGAATCTAATTCTAGATTGTTGGATATATAGAATTCAAAGGAGAAGAATGATATTTCCAGACCTTTCTACTCAACAGCTCGATGAAAAAGATCGGGGCATGATTAAACGCATGGAGTCATTCTATGCAGAAGCTATAACTATAAACCAGGCATTCTGGGCAGAAGCTGATACTGACTCAAGATTCATGGCAGGTGACCAGACTTTATGGAATGATATTTATGGCAACCTTCCAGCAAATCGTCGAAGAATGTTCAGTTTTAATCGCATAGCGCGTGTTATTAATATGATCGATGGCCATCAACGCAATAATCGCAAATCTACTATCGTTACTGGAGTAGAGAATGCTGACGATGATACTGCTGATCAATTTACTAAGATACTCATGTGGATTAACTCCCAGGAAGGAGTCCTCGAAACTATATCTGATAGTTTTAGAGGCTCTCTTGTTACTGGTCTCAATTTGCTGCAGGTTTGGATGGATTACCGAAGCGATCCCGTTTCTGGCAACATTAAAGTTGATACTTGTGCTTACAATACCTTTCTTATAGATCCATTCTTCAGAAAGAAGGACCTCAGTGATTGTAACTCAATATGGAAAAGATCCTTTCTCACCAAGCGTGAAGTTATTGCTCTACTTCCCAACTATGAATCCAAGATAATATCCCTTCAAGGTAACGATAACCGTGATGGGAAATTCCAATTTATGCCTGAGTCTTATTCATTTAGTATGAAAAATTTATTAACTTACGATGAATATTACTATAAGGATTATAGATCACAAAAGTTACTCGTGGATTCCCAGACTGGCGAGACTCAAGAATGGCGTGGACAAGATGAAGAGAGATTGAAACTGTTCTTGAAACAGTATCCACAAATCACGATGATTGAGTCTGAAGTGCCGACGGTTAAGTTAGCTATTGTAGTCCAAGGCCATGTTCTTTATGATGGTCCTCAGCCTTCAGGAATAGATAGGTACCCATTTGTTCCGGTGATTGCTTATCATTATCCTCAACTTCCATACTTTGAGTACAGAATCCAAGGAGTGGTGCGGGCATTGCGTGACTCTCAATACTTGTACAACAGAAGACAAGTGATTCAATTGGATATCTTGGAAAGCCAAATAACCAGTGGTTGGATTTTTAAAGAGGGCTCTTTAATTAATCCCAAGGATGTTTGGACTCTCCAAGGTCAAGGAAAAGGGATAGGGCTTAAAGATACTGCCCAGATGACTGATGTTCAGCAAATTGTTGCTCCATCCATTCCACCATCCATGATTGATATTACTAAGATGCTTGGTGATGAACTCAGCCAGATAAGTGGTATCAATGAAGAGCTTTTAGGAAGCGCCAATGATGACAAGGCAGGAATATTAGCCCAGTTGCGGCAAGGCGCAGGTCTTACTACCTTACAGATTCTTTTTGATAATTTGGATTATGCCCAAAGAGAACTGGGCCATATTATGATTGATATGATTCAGGCTAATTTCACGCCAGGAAAGGTTCAGAAGATCCTTGAAGATGAGCAACCCACTGATCAATTTTACAATAAGGCGTTTGGAAAATATGGCGCATCGGTTGTTGAAGGTCTTAATACGGCGAACCAGCGCAATCTGCAATTCGCTCAGCTTATTCAACTTAGAGAAATTGGTGTTCCTATTCCGGATGATATGCTCCTAGAATCTTCTACCATGCAGAACAAGAAGCAGCTTATTGAATCAATTGAGAAGGCTAAAGAAACTCAACAACAACAAGCTTCACAACAAGCTGAACTTGCTATGGCAGAAATCCAATCAAAGATCAAACTCAATGAAGCTCGTGCAGTATCTGATCAAGGTCTTGGTCTTGAACGTATATCTCGCGTTGAAGAGAATCAGGCCCTGGCAGTTGAGCGTCGTGCCCAGGCAGTTCGAGATGAGGATGCAGGGCTTCTTGATAAGATTAAGGCGCTTAAAGAGATTGAATCAATGGACATGGCCCATTTGGCACAACTTGTTCAGCTTGCACAGCTTTTAAGAACCAATCCTGAAGAGACTGCTGGTGGTCAAGCAGAAGAAGATAAGACTCAAAATGAATTGTCGGGTGTTTTGGAATCACAACCAGCATCTCAACCACAACCTATAGGAGAATCAGGTGTTCAAAACAACCCTATGCAATTGCAAGCGTAATGAGAGTCGTGAGTGTAAT